CGCCGATGTTGCTGAAGGCCGCGGTCGGCACGACCATCTTCCAGCTGCCCTTCAGGCCAACCACGGTCGGACCGGCGGCGGTCAAGCCGACGTTGTTGACGTTCTGATTGGCCAGACCGAGGAACACGATCGTGCCGGCGGTCTGGATGCGCTGCAGCTGGCCGGCCGCGTTCAACCCGACCATCGAGTTGACGTAGACCTGCTCGCCGGGCGCTACCGGGTAGCCGAACTCGTTGCGGTTCAGCGCCGCGCCGCGACGGATGTATTTGGCATCACCGGTGAGGGCCATCAGCTTTTACCCTTCTTTTTGGCGGCGGCCTTCTGCTTGGCGAAGGCGACCGGGTCCAAGTTCATCTTGGCGATGACAGCCTTGTCATCGTCGTCCAGCTCATCGACATCGTCGCTGCTGGGGTTGCCCGGCTTCTGGGCATGGGTGACGACCACGCCGCTGCCGTTGATCGACGGCATCGCCGCGAACTCCGTCTCGACAGCGGCCGGGTCGGCCATGTGGCGGGTGATGAAGTGATCGCGCAGGGACACCACCGGCTTGCCGGCGGCGATCGCGGCATCGATCACTGCGGTTGCGGTGGCCTTCTTGCCCGCCTGCTCCATCGTCGAAAGCTGCGTTTGCAGCGTGACGATCTGGGAGGCCATGCCCTTCACCTCGGTGGTGGCCTGGCTGTGGGTGGCGATCACGGCATCCTTGGCATCGATCGCCGCGAGGATGGCCGGAAGGTCCGCGCCCTCGGCAAGGCCGAGTTTGGCGCGCAGCGGCGCAAGATCCATGTCGTCTATGTCCTGACTGAAGGTGTGGAGCTGGGTGAGGTTTGGGGTGTTGGTGAGCGCCGCGCCGACAATCGCCAGCACGCGGCCATTCGCGGGATCGACCTTCCAGACCGGCGAGATGCCGCGATACTCTTTCGCGGTCATCATCGCCGTGCCGGTCGGCGTCCATTCCACGCGGCCATAGATGCCGTCGGCGCGGGCCTCGAAATCAACGAGCCAGCCACGGGCGGGGGCTTCCTCACCCTTCGGCCCCTTGACCTGGGTGGAGTGATTGACGTCCACCGGGATCAGCTTGTTGGCTTTGGACGCAGCGATGATCTGGGCTACATGAGCGGCGCTCTCGATCCGATACGGGCCACGACCATCCACGCCGTGCACCACGCCCATCGGCGCCAGGTGCAGCCATTCTGGCACCGAGCCTTCGGCGCAGTCCGGCAGAGCGGAATGTGTGGTTATCGTGTTCATGCTGTCAGGATGATCGCGCGCGCGCGGACCCGGTATGCTGGCGCCCGCCAGCATCAGGTTCAGCTTCAAAAATGTGGTGGCGGATTTTTTGCCCTACAGGGGCACGTCGATGCCGGGGCTACGAAGCCCCGACTGCGGAAGCGGCGGAGACAGGCGCACCGAATGCGGGAAGTTGTGACGGTGTTTCGTCACTGACCAACCCCTGCACTGTCAGTAGGGCGGAGACAAAGCGCCCAGAGACGGGATGGCGTATCGGCGGCAGCGATCCGGGCGGCTGGCTCTGGCGTCCTTCCAGACGCCTCCTGGGGGCCAAGGGCGCAGGGAGAATTTCTGCCGCACGAGTGACTTCGTCAACATCATACGCCAGTCGGAAGAGTGCGGCGGCGGCGACAACCCGATCCGGCCGTGCCCGCAGTGCGCGAGTGATGGCGCCCAATTCCATCACAGTCGGAACCATGTCGCCCTTTTCCCACGCGGTCACCTTGGCACCGCGAACCCGCACGGCGCGGGCAAGCTCATCGACGCTGTAGGGCACCAGCAAACGCCCAGCCCGCAGCAGCGCACCAAATATCTGAGTGACATGTGCGCTCATTCATCCCCCCGGACGCAGCGCTCACACAGATCCGGGACGAAGCCGTGTATGCCGTCGTAGCTGCCGCAGATGCGGCATCGCCATTTCGGGGGGCGAGGCGAAGGAAGAGGCAATGACCGTCGCCCGAGCGGGGGCGTCGGAGTGGGCAGCGGGGCAGTCGGCGGCGCGGGGCGAAGCTGATCTACGAACTTCCCCCAGCCACGGCCACCATTGGTGAGAACAGTTTCGGAACAACCGACCGCCTTGGCCAAGCTGCGCATCTCCTCCTTCGTCGGATGAAGGGTGGCATCTTCCCAGGCTTTAAGCGTTTCCACAGAGACGCCGACCGCAACGGCGAAATCCGCCTCATTGAACTTGCGGCCTCGCCGAGCGGTATAGATCCGCTCGGCGAGGTTATACAGGCTGCGGTCAGGTCGCATTACGGCTGTCCAACAGGCATCTTATGCGAGGTCGTCGCCGCCTGCACTGCCGCCAGGATCGCGGCGAACCCGCTGGGTGCGCTGCGGTTGGCCGCGCTGATCTGGAGCGTGTCGAAGATATCCTGCTGCCAGCTAATCAGCTTGATTGACAGCGTTGATGACGGACGCCGGGCGTTGTCATTTGAAGCGTGCATTTTAGTTCCCTCAGCGGCTTTGAACCCGCATTCAGCGAAGACGCGCAAAGCCGGGCGTTCAAAGCCCCGAGGTTGGGGTGCGATGCCCTTTAGGCTTGCGCCTTGGACATAAGCATCACCACCCGGCCGGTGCGTCATCTGTTTCAGTCTGTAGACCTCAAGCGGCTTTGAACCCGCATTCAGATTCCACCACACAAGCGACGGTCCACGCAACATCAAAAGCAGCCAGTGGCTATTTCGGCGCGTCATGCTTGATGAAGCTGTTGTCCACGTAGCCTTTGCAGCCGATGTCCTTGCCGCTGGTCACGATGATGGTTGAAGAGAACAACCCACCGGAGAGCACGCCAGCCTTCACGCCGCTATCGGGCATGCACGCCAGCAGATACAGCAGTTTCGCCGGAGGCACCCCGGCGGCATAGAGTCTCACCTCTTCATTAAATGCCGCTTCGTCACGCCAGACCAGAACATGCGGGCTGGTGGATACGAGGTAGTTGACGAATTTCTTCTCGCTATCGGTCGAGGCCTCTGCATCTGATTTCGATCCGGCTTGGTGCATGCCCCACGCCAGCAAGCCAGCCAGAACAAGCACGCCGAAGATGCTTTCGGCGACAGTCGCCTTCTTTTTGAGTGCTTTGGGATCTGGCATCACGACGCCTTAAATCACGGTTGAGACGATACCAGACTCCATCCCGGAACGACTGTCTACCGGTTCACGAGCCGGTCAGTGGCCGCAGGATGAACCCGTCCACCGTCTCGATCACATCGCGCTGATCGATCACGCTGAGCCCGAGATAGGGCCGTGCCGGGATGGTCACCGACTGCACATGCACACCCACCTTGACGCCAGCCTTGGTCTTCTTGCCGGAGGCGGTGGGCAGGTTCGGGCCGGCACCGCCGAGGAAGAAGAACAAGCCGTTGGCCGTCTTGGCACGGATCACGCCGCCGAACTGGTGAACTGCCGCATAGACCCGGTTGGAGCCGATCACCACGTTGTTCTGCCCGGCGGCGAAGGTGATCGAACGGCGCAGCATGCCGGAGGCCACCAGGATGCTCGGCCCGCGCTTGATGGCGGCGTAGGCAGGGAGCAGCGGCTTCCACGGCGTGCCATCCGGCGCCCGGCCGGCGGTGAACCGATCCTCGGTATTGCGCACCAGCACCACGCCGATCGCCTTCATGATCGGCGTGGTGTTGACCAGCAGCCCGCTGAGCCGCTGAAAGCGCTGCACCGTGGCGCGATGGTCGAACGCGACGGTGATCCGGGCACCGGTCACTTCGGCTCGATCGGCGGCGACGGTCCGACGGGTGTGAGGTCTGGCGATTTGACCGGAATGGCTTTGCCACCGTCCAACCACGCCTTGCCGGGATTGTAGTCGAACCCCGGATCGATCCCGACGGGAACCTGGTGCAGGGCGCCGGTGCGCGGGTTGCGCCACGGGCGGGTTTCCACCGGTGGCGCGGTGTCGGGCACGCTCTTGCCCTGCCGGCGCAGATCCGGGCCGCTGATCGGGCGTACCCGGCAGCCGCAGCGCCAGCCGTTCGGCGGGTAATGCGAATCCCAGAAGCTATCATCACACCGCAGCGTCAGGCCATTCCAGGCCAGATGCTGCATGCGCGGGTGCGAGCTGCCGGAGTGCTCGTATTGCCAATACGGGAATGCCGCCTGTGTCTCCGGCTCGGTCAGCTGGGCATAGCGGCCGGCGGAATAGGCGGTGCTGAGATTGGTCTCGTAGATGATCTGCGAGCGCCAGCCCGGCGTGCCGTTGTAGCTCCAGCCATGCTTCTCCACGATGCTGTCGAAGCTCTTGCGGAAGTCCGCCAGCGTGGTGCCTTCGTCGAGCGCCTTCTGGATCTCGGTTTGAAAATCCTCCAGCAGCGCGTCCGTGGCGGCGCCGGCGACCATGAAACTATGGCTGTGCGCGGTGCGCCACACATCGGTCCAGTGCTCGGTCGGCACCCGCGCCTTGCCGCGGAAGAAGTCGATCGCCTCTTCGAACGGCAGATCGATCGCGGCGGCGACGGCATCCGCCATCAGGCGGCCACGTGTGTCGCCGGCACCAACGATGCGTAGCGCGCCACAGCATGGGCATCCAGCAGGTCCAGCAGCGGTGCGCCGATCGAAATGGTGTCACGCACATGCAGATAGGGGCGCGGCACCTGCGGCACCGGATCGTCGGCGTCGATGTATTGCCGCACCGGCACCGGTGCCATCAGCTTGCGCAGCTGCCACAGGCCGACACGGGGTGCACCGAACGTCACCACTGACCAAACGGGAATACCCAACGCCACCAGCAGCGCCGCCAGCGAGATCGCCAGAGCGCCGCCGAGCGAGTGCCCGGTCAGCACCAGCCGCCGGCCGGCCATATCCTGCCTGATCCACGGCAGCACACCCTCGGCGCCGGTGATAAATCCCCGATGGCAGGTGCCGAGCTGCGGGCGCCAGGTGGGCCAGAAGTCGAGATCGCGCAGCCAATCGGCGAGGCTCTCGGGATCGGTGCCACGGAAGGCGATCACATCGATATCGCCCCGGGCCGACCAGGTGGCGCGCACATCACCCACAGCCCAGCGCGGCTTCGTCGAATAGGCGGCCCCGGCGATAACAGCCAGATCGGCATCGGTCAGCATCAGCGCGCTCCCTTCAGTTCCTGAACCAACGCCGCCTGACCGACCAGATTGGCCAGCGCCATGCCGCGTGCCATCGCCTCGGCGAACTCTTTCGGATCGAGTTGCAGCGCATGCATCCGGTGCACCAGGTCATGCATGTCGCTGGCGGTTTCGATCACGTGGCGCACCTGATCGGTCAGCCCCGCCATCGCGCCGGCCGCGTCCGCCGCCAGGCGCTGGGTGAGCTGCGCCACCACTTCCGGCGGCGCCTCGGTGTGGCGGATGAACAGCGGGCTCAGCCAGCCCTGCGTTTGCGGCGACACGGGGGGCGTGACCGCCAACGACGGGATGTCTGGCTTCGGCTCTGGCGCGGGCGGTATGCCGCCGATCGTCTCATCTCCCGGCTCCGGCTGCGTCAGCCCGAGCCGATCGCGGATCTCCGACGCCTTCACCTTCAGGCCCGCGCCGGCCAGATCTGCCACCCCGGCGATCACGTCCTTCAGCGGCACCTGGTCAGGCTGGCCGATTTGCAGGGCCGGGTATTTGGCCTGAGGCCCGAACGTCCAGGCGATCATCGTCTCGATCACCTGCGGGATCAGCGTGGCGCACAGCAGTGCGCTGTCGAATTTCACCACGTCCTGCTCGGATGCGCGGTGCTCCTGGCCGACGGCGTGACCGCCGGCGATTGCCTCAACACCGGCGGTGCTGCCCAGCACCAGCTTGGATGCCTCGCGGTTGAACCAATCCATCCGGGCTTCGTAGAGCTTGGCGCCGGCCGCGCGGTCGGTGTCCTTGATGAACTCCATGCTCATGCTGTCTGGGATGATCGCCGCCACGTCACCAGCGATCGAGAACACCGCGCGGCGCAGTACGGCCTTGTCGGTGTCGCTGGCGGCCGGCCCGTATTTGCCCAGCCGGATCGGCAGGCCGTAGCCCTGCACGAACAGCGTCCAGTCGCGCTGGGTGTATTGCCCGAACAGCCACAGCATGGCGATGGACCGATGCAGCCCGGAGCGCATCAAAAGGCCAGACAGGCTCTTATGCCGGTGCACGATGAACTTGTGCGGCGCCAGGTCGACGAAGCCGCCAGCATCGCGCAGCCATAGCGTCTCGCCGTCTTCCCAGCTCACTTCGAAGTGGCGGGCCTCGCGGAACAGGATCGTCTTCGGCCGAACGCAGCCGGGCTTGGTCTCCCACAGGATTTCCGACACCGAATAGCCGCGGCCGATCGCATCGGTCATGTCGAACAGCGCGCGCTGCAGCGTCTCGGTCGCGATCCAGTCCCGCACGAAATTGGCATGCTCGATGTGCGCCGGATCGTCGGAGGCCGCAGTGACGGTGATCGGTTGCTGCACGATCGACCGGCGCCGCTTGCCCAGCACAGCCTGGTAATGAGTGAACATCAGCTCGACCTGGCCGGCGACGATCTGCCATTCCAGTGTGCTGCCATTGTCGGCTGCCCGCATCACCGCACCGAGGCGATCCGGCGTCATGCCGAAGACGCCATCGGTCTGGAAGGGTGGCCGCCCCTTGATGGCGCGAATTTCCGAGATTTCCTCGCCGAGCTGCGCGATCTGCGCGCGCGGCATCGGCCGGCCGAATTGGTCGATCAGACCCTTGATGTCATCCTTGGCCATGTCGTGCCTCGATTGTCGGCGTGCCCGTGCGTGGGTCTGCGAACGGGTCGGATGGGTTGATCGTCGGCGCCAGAGCCGGAGCGATCTTGCGGCGATACTTCCAGGTCACCAGCAGCAGCTGGCGCATCTCGGCATCGTCCAGGCTCTCCGGCGCGCGGCGCGACATCGCGCAGATGAACCGCCTGTCGGCACCACCAGCCGTCATCGAGCAATGGCTCAATGCCTCGATCCGCCGCCTGGTCAGCTGGGCGTCGGCCCAGGCCATACGGTCGAGATCCTCCTGCTCCAGCGCCGTCATCGGAACAGGTTCCCCAGCGCCGGCAGCGTCGGCAGGAAGCCACTGCCGGGCATGGCGTTATCTTCGGCCCAGGTGTCGTCCGTGTCGGAGTAGCCCGATGCGCTCGGCGCCTGCGGCCGGGTTTCGTAGCCGAATTCCTGCACTGGCATCCGGCTGGCTGAATGCGCCAGGCAGCCGGCGATCGCCGCGTCGCCATGGCGCATCGCGCCTTCATCCGTGCGCCGACGCTGCGGGATGCGAGCGACGCCGCGCACCAGGCTGAGCATGCGCAGATCGTCGATGACTTCGCGGTCATGCGGCAGCGTCAGCATGGCATCCTCGATCGCCGCTTTGAATGGCGGCATCTCGTCGCGATACCAGGGCTCGCTGAGCTGCAGCGGGTCGACGCGTGGCCCGTATTTCTGCAACGTGACCTGGCCGAGATAGGAGCCGTTGCCGCCGGCATCCATCTTCCCGGCGCGGAAATGCGGAAGCCGGTCCAGCACATAGAACAGGATGTCGCGCTGCTGCTCGTGCGGCGTGCCCCGCAGCTCAATGACCAGGCGCGATTGCCGCACCAGGCGCTGGCCGATCGCCAGCACCCAGATCACCGACAGATCGTGCACCAGCGCGAAATCCATGCCGAACACGTGCGGCTCGGTCTTATCGAGGCTGTCCAGCACCGGCAGCAGCTCACCGGTGCAGAAGTCCGCCACCTCGCGAACGCGCGCCTGCTCTGGCCACATCGCGAACCCCTTCGGCGCGTTCCAGCGCTTCACCGGCACGCCCTCGACCATCCGCGCTTCCAGCAGTGGCCCCGGCAGATACACGCCGCTGGTCGGGTTCGGGATCACGTGCAGTTCTTCGTCGGCGCGATCGCGATAGGTATCGAGCAATCCCTGGCGCCATTCGGCCTCGGCCTCCGGCGACCAGGTCTTTTGCCGCACGAGGCAGATGCGGTGATACAGCCCCTCGGCGATCGCCTCATCCAGCGTCGTGCGCGTCACAACGCCCCGGCGGCGGCCGGATCGTATTTCCTGGATCAGCCCGTTGAACGCGTTGTCTTCGCCGTTGTGCGTGGAGACAACAACAACGCGGCCACCCCACATCAGCAGCGCGAGGGCGGCTGTCAGCACATCGTCCAGATCATCCATGAACGCGGCTTCGTCCAGGATCACCAGACCCTGCTTGCCGCGCAGGGCACGCGCCACGCTCGGCAGCGCGATCACCTCGAAGCCGGATGCGAATTTGATGCGGAAGGCGCCGACACTTTTGTCTGGCCGATCAGGGTCGGAGAAGACGAACTCCTCCATCTCGGAGGCCGCCAGCTGCATCGACTTCGCCCACTCGGCGACATAGTCGATGAACTCGCGCGTCATGTCCTTTTCGTAGCCCATGTACAGCACGTCCATGCCACCGGCGCTGCGCTGGGCAGATGCGGTGGCTGCGGCGATACCGCCCAGCGCCCAGGAGAACCCGGTGCGCCGGCTCTTCTCATGAACCGAGAGCGCGCTTTCGTCGACGACCTGCCAAAGACGCTGCTGATACGGCAGAAACACGGCCGGAAGATCGGTCACGCCGGCTTAACCCCGAAAATACCAGCCTTGATCGCTGCCACGGTGTCAGCGCTGATCCCGCGTTCGCGGCCCACGGCTTCAACCGCCTTGACCGCCTCGGTCTTGGCCTTCGTCGCCGCGCGTGCCTCGGCCGCCGCCACGAATTCCACGTTGGTCTTGCTGGCGCGCGACAGATGGTCGAGCGCCTTGGAGAGCATCATCACGCCCTCGGGGTTGCCGGCGAGCGCTGCGGCGCCGTCGCTGTCCACCACCTCACCGTCACCGGCGCGCATGAACAGGTCCATGACGGCGCCATGCATCAGCTCGATGTTGAGCCGTGCCGTCCGGCTCTCCGGCATCTCGCCCAGCTCACGCACCAGCGCCGTCGCCACTTCGCGGGAGCGGCGCATGCGTTCGGCCATCTTGTTCATGCCGGCGATGTGCCGCCCCAGCGCCGATCGGCTCGGCGCCTGGTCGAGCAGCTCGGACAGCTTTTCGCGGATCTGGTCGATCGTCCAACCCAGCCCGCGCAGCTCGCCGATCAGCGCGCGCATCTCTTCCGGCAGCTGGTCGATGGACGAGGGCCGCGCCGCCATCAGTCCGCCTCCAGCCGCGCCACGCCGGGATGGTATTTGCCGCGTGCCACCGCCTGGCCCGCCTCGCGCAGATGCGTCAGCCACAGCTCGCCGCTGGTGGGTGCGTCGATCTTCTCAATGCGCACCAGCATGTGCTGCTCCAGCCAGATCAGATCGGCGCGGCACTGCACCCGGTCCACCTGGTGGCCGAGCCCGGTCAGTGCACTGCGCAAAACCATCTCATTGAGCACGTAACCCTCGATCTCCGAGAGCGTGCGCAGGATCGCCAGCCGCCGGTCCTCGGCGATCAGCTCGGCGAACGATTGCTTACTCATGGCTGAGCGCTCCCCAGCAGATGCGTGACGATCTGGCCGATCTGCCGGGTCTGCGTTTTCATCATGTCGGTCTGGCCAACCTGCGCGGCCTTCACCTCACCGACGCCGACCTTCACCTCAGTGATGGTCCGCTGCACCTCAGTGAGCTGCTTCTCCACAACCTCGACGCGCCGCTCGATCTCGTTGACGACGCCACGTGTGGGCGCATTGGCCAGACGCTGTTCGACACGGTCGAGACGTTCCACAACCGGGCGCACGGCGACGGCATGAGACACTTCGAAGGCCGTCTGAAATCCCTCGCGCGTCACGAAGTCACCGGCGAGCGAGCGCCGCAATATCGCGGTCACCCCGGCCCAAATCACGCCAACCGATGCGATGATGACCCCGGCCGCCGTCCAGTTGATGTCGCCCATCCAATTCATCGGCCCATCCCTCTCTCAAACCCGGCAAGACACTCCACGCACAGGCACGCCATCGGCATCACGGCACGGCGCGCCTCGGGGATTGGGTCGCCACAGGACATGCAGTTCAACGCGGGTGCCTCTGTGGGATGCGATCGCGCGGCCTCGACCGACACAGCGTTGTGTCGGTCTTGCCAGGCCTGCGCTCTGTCGACTGTGTCCACTAGCTGGCGGGCACCACGGGGGGCGCTGCGGCAGCGGGCGTGGTCACCGGCGCGGCCGTCAGTGCGGCGCAGTCGGCGTCGACGACGCCCTCGCCAACGGTGGTTCCGAGCCTGACGACAGCGCCCTGGCCGGCGGCGACACCGACGGCATCGATCCCGACGTTGACGACCGGAGTGGCCGCCACCAGCCCGGGGCAAGCGGCCTTGGCATCAGCGGCGGCGGTGGCGTTGAAGCTGCTGACCTGAGTGGCCGAGCAGCCGGAGAGCACGAGGCCACAGCTGATGAGAGCGGCGGCGAGAGCGAAGGCACGGAGCTTCATGGTCGTTTCCTTGTCAGAGGGTGTTGGCGTCTTCGTCCCGCTGGCGGAAATACAGATCCAGCTCCCGCCGCAGCTCGGGCTTGTTGCCGGCCAACTCGTTCACACCGAAGGTGTTGCGCTTGAGATCCGTGTCCGGATCGAAGCAGTGGCGCAGGAACATGTCCCAGCGCTCCAGGTATTGGCGCTTCGGCTTGGCGCCATGGAACGCGTGTTCGATGGTGCCCGGCACGTATCCGATGTTGCCGTTGATGTGTTGGCGGGCACGGTCCTGCCACTGGTACAGCAGCCGCTGATACGAGGCTGATACACCGCCGGGCACCGACCGATCGGCAGCGCCGACCAGCGACAGCGCCATGTGGTGGTCACCGGCACCCATGCCCGCGAAGTCGATCAGGCCGCCAACCCACTCCAGCGCCTGGCGCGTCGCCGCCCAGGCGTAGCCGGGATGCGGATACTCGGCGTAACCGCCATTGAACTTCCAGAACTTGTCGCCGGTGGCGACCACCGGCTGGCCCTGGTGGAGCTGACGACAGAATGACACGTGATGCTGCAGATGCT